GGCTGGCGCAAGCATCAAGAACACTCGAACCGGAGAGCAAATCGACATTCCAACCCTCGCGCTCAAATCTACGCTGAAGGGTTATTGCATTCATTTCAAATCCGGTCGATGCTCGATCTACGAAGCAAGGCCAAGCGGATGCTCTGAGTTTGATTCCTGCAAGCAGACTGATCTAGAGGCAAAAGAACTTGGACTATCGATGCACATCGAACGCTACGAAGAATTCCAATCCGGCAGTCGGTACACGCGGATCTGGCGGATGCTTTACGATGCCGGAAAGCGACGCTCTAGAGTGTCACTTCTCAAGCGAGTCAAAAAACTGAACCGGATATACACCCCAGCCGATAGAAAATAAAGCGCCGCAGTCAGAGAGGGCAGACTGCGGCGCTCTATCGCTCACCCAAACACAAAGGAAATCACAAATCAAAACTACCGATTAGTTTCGATTTGTCAAACGGAGGGAGTAGATCAAGACAGAAATTCACAGGACGCTCACAATTTAAGATCTCGGAATCCAGTCAATTGACCATTTTATGGTCGATTTACGCTGGATATGGATGCTATGGGGAAATCACCACACTCAAAATCTGCCGGTGCCATCGCGCAAATCCGCTTTTTGAAAACGACTTTCATTTTCAATGAAAATTCTAATTGAAAACGACTTTCATTTCCATTAAAAATTCTAATTGAAAATGACTTTCATTTTCATTTTACCGATTTCACGTCAATATTAGAACCTTGACCCCCGAAAATTTATTCTCAAATTAGAACAAACGGAAAATTCCCTGATCATTCAGAATTCCTGAACATTTTTTTTGAGCCCTTCAATTCGCGAAGAATCCTACCGCATCGCTCAAGCAAAAAATCCAGTCAGGATCGCCCAGCAAAGGCCGAAGAAAACGCAGGAGAATTAACCCTCGTTATTCTCCAGCATTTCCACCGCGTATTTCAACGCGACGATCAGAGATTTTGCCGCTCTGAGGCTTCCCACTGCCAGCACCAAGTCGCCACTTTCCACGATGCAGCCATCATCGTAAAGGGATGGATATACGGACCAGAAATTTCTTCGTTCATCAAGACGCACAGTTGTGACAACCATCTCTTCGATACCCAATTTTTTCTTGGTGTTGTCTATGAAATCCGTGACCATTTCTTCAAACCCTTTCCGCTCAGATTCTGAGTCATTTTTCTGAGTGCTTTTTTTCTTCAACACCCCCACCCCCCCTATTAGTGAGTATTTCTTTTCTCCGAGATATCTTCTCTCGAATATCTTTCGTCGTAAGCTCCTTTGAGCGATTCGACCAGACACGCCAGACTTTCAGAACTGGAATGCTGACACTCAGATGTTTCTCAATGAAACGTCTTCGTTTTAATCTCAGTTGCTGAGATGTGAATCGACAAATCAGGCAATGCATCATCGAGATACTTCTTGACTGCACTCATGGCTTCATCTGCAAAGTCGGAGGGGACAGTAAATGCGATCTTTGTCAGTCCAGGCTGCTCTGACTCTGCTTCCTCTTCACCATAAGAATCGCCAATCACATCGAAGTCTGCCCTCACCATTGCATCGACCTCTTCATCTGTAAATCCGATGTCATTGAAATCGAAGTCTTCCATTTCTTCCTTGATCAGTTCAAACTGCTTCGCAAGCTCATCGTCATTCCACGTTGCGATTTCCCCGATCTTGTTATCGGCAATGGCTAGTTGGCGTGCTTGGCTTTCGCTGATCTCGATGAAGCGCACAGGAACAACCTTCAAGTCGAGAGAGAGCGCAGCCTTCAATCTGGTATGCCCCGCAATGACTTGATTCGTTTGTTTGCGAACAATGATCGGAGACGTGAATCCAAAGAGTTCTATTGCTTTTTTGAGATTGCTAACGGCAGCATCGTTATTGCGTGGATTATTCTCCCAAGGAATGAGAGTCTTCGGATCGACGTATTTTGCTGACGTGTCATTGACCATTTTGTTTTCCTTTATGAATTGCGATTGCAACGCGAATGCCGCGCAACAGATCTACACTCTGATTAAAGAGATTGAAGAACAGATCCTCGTTCATTTCAGATTGACATTTCGTCAAATACGCCAGCGTATCGAGTATTTCGTCATGGGCGCAGAGAAGAGGATGCGGCCCCACCCACGGTTGATCACCATAAACCAAACGTCCACGTTTGAACTTTTCCCGAATGGCTTCGTCGATCTCCATCGAGATCAAATCAGAGTGATCACTCATCGACCAAACTTTTTGCGCCAGTGTGACGAATCATTAACAACAGAATGATTGACCTTGCGCCAATTACGGAGATGTCCGAAGACAAAATGACAATTCAATCCCCACAAGCCATCGCAAAGTGTCAATAGATTACTCACGTTCAATTCAAGGCTCGGATCGATATGGAATGGAACGATGTGATGCACCTCAAGGCTACGCTTGCTGCCACATACGGCACAAGTTGGAGAGATTACAAGATGCTTCTTGCGAACACCTCGCCACCGTGAGCTTCTTCGTTTTCTTCGTGACGTATTTTTCCTGATGATATCTTTGATCTTCATTTCACCCCCAATTCCCGAAGACCCAAGGCCAAGATCCATAGTGCATCAGCTTGATCATGCGATTCTACTGAACCACCGAACTTGGTTTCCGCATGGGCCATCATGTCATTCTTACTCGCGTTACCTCGCCCTGTCGCGAACTTCTTCACAGTACCAACAGGAAAGCCCAGGTAAGGAATATCGTTCTTTTCGCAATGCTCTGTGAGCAATGCAAGCAATCCACCATAGATGTGTGCTGCGTGTACTCCTTTGTGGCTTGCCACTTCCTCGTAGAACACAATCACATGATCACCGGCAAGGAATTCATCGAGCCACAATCCGAAGCGCATGAAGCGCATCCCGCCACCCTCATACCGTCTTGGTGTGAAGTCCTGTACGCCACTGAATGCGATTCTTGGCACATCGTCAGTGCAGAATGCGTAACCAGTGTGCGTTCCGAGATCGATGCCAACCACTTTCCTACTTTCATTCGTCATGGACGATGAACCTCCCCGTTGAAAAATCCCTGAATGCCATACCGATCTTTCCAGATTTTGAAATGCGAGAATATGGAACATCGATTTCCACTACATCTTCCACACCACTATTTTGCAATCTAATTACGATATCAGCAGTGTATTCTAGGTTGCGCCCTTTTACCGATCCCTGCGAATTCAACTCTGAGATCAGGAGCCAACTGATTCTGCCCTCTGACGCTCTGCGTGAATTCATTGCCCACGCTGACCAATCAGTAAGCGTCTTCCAATATCCGTCTTCGCTGCCATCCGCAGAGCAACCAAACTCAACGATGCGATTAATAGAATCTAGAATGATCAAAATCTTCTCAGTGTCATCATCAATCGCGAAGTTCTTGATCTCGGCAAAGAGAGTATCGATAGTCAAGCCAGGACCGACATGAGCGATATGCAAATTCTCACCAACAATCGGATCTACCTTCTGCATGTAATTATGGAATCGGTGTAGGAGATCGACGCTGCTCATCTCAGCATTTACATAAATCGTCTTGAATCCCAAACGCGATGCTTCGACACTACTGCTGAGTGCGATCAGGCTTTTTCCAACTTTGGGCATTCCGGCGCAGACCACCATGCCCGCACCACCACCAGTTAGTTTGTCAATCGAATCGCAACCTGTTTTCCAAAACGGAGTTGTGGAGTCTGGCAAATCATCCGTTGGAGATGACCACTCAACAGGTGCAATTGAGTTCTTCCTAGCTTCGTGAAGAATTTTTATAAGTCGCCGACCTGGGGAATTAGAATTGAGTTTTACATCGATTGACAGGATGATATCGACCATCCGGCTGATCTCTCTCCGATCAAATTCTCGTTCTTGATGTGCCAAATCTTCCACATAGTTTTGAACTGTGTTCCAATCGCTGAAGTCACCAATCGATTCTCTGCAATATGCAGCAGCGTCTTGCACATGAATGCCATCCAGCCAATTCGACAATTGCACGATATAGCTTTCAGATGATTTTCGATTCTGTGCAAATCTCATTTTTGCTTCGATTTGAACATATTCGCGAAATCATCGAGATCGTCCATATCGACTGCATCGACATGCTTAATTGACTCTTTCAACTTTTCAATTCGCTGAATGCCTACCCAGCGCGAAGCCGCTTCGACCTCGTTGCGTGACACTCGATTCCACCAGTTGGTCGCTGCTCGTTTGAAGTTCTTGATGCCACGGGCTCGCATGATGGGAAGCTTGCGCTCAAACCAATGCTCCACTTGCTCTGTCGAGAAGAGAACTCCACCGGGCCGAATCTGTCGGAGCTGCTCAACGAATTCTGGTAGAAGAAGATCGCTCGCAGTGAACGCCTCTTCTCCCTCGTTCCCCTCAACACTAACAGTATAAGTATCTGTATCTGTATAATAAGGGTCTGCAATTCTTTGATCATTCTTTGAAGTGAAACCCTGCTTTATCGCGAGGTTACGCCACTCGACTTCAAAGTATTCTCCAACTAACTCCAGGGTTAGTTCCAACTTACTTGCAAGCAACCTCAAGGTTACTTCGGCTTTGTCCCTTCTTTTGCCCCCGCAGAGAGCGGATAGCTCGCTCCGATGAACGCGCAGAACGTCATCGGTTTTAGCGGCATATCGTTCAATTGCGAGAATTCCCAGGCGAAGCCAGAGGGCGAGAAGATCATTGTCTGGGTAGATCTCAGACATCCTGCGATGGTAGGAAATTGATGTGTGTGCTTTGAAATGCGGGCGAACTCGTGGCATTACGCTCCCTCTTCGGCGGAGTCTTCTTCTTGATTTTTGTCTCCAACCAGATCTTCAAGTGACACCAGACCGGCAGTCGCCATGATGATCCGCTGGGCAGTGACTGCCCTTGTACCACCTCCAATAACGATTGCTGCGATGGTAGTCTGTGGAATCATCGTTCTTTTAGAGAAGCTCACCTGCGTTTCTCCATGCGTTTTCAGGTAGTCCTGCAACTTCATATCAATCCTCATTTGTGCTTCACGTTACGAATATCCGTAACGCGGCAATAGGCAACTGCCGGAAGCAACGCAATATCACATAATGCGAAAAAACGCTTGCGAAAACTTGCATTAAACCGATCTTTCGCTACGGTCGGATTTCACCCACAAAGGAACAACCCATGTCTAGCATTTCCAAAATCGAACTCTCAGGCAAACCACTGCCTCCCCGTGTACTCCTCTACGGTCCCGCAGGAGTCGGTAAAACACATGCAGCAGCACTAGCGTACAAGCCTGTTGTTCTGGGCACAGAGGACGGCACAGGGCTTCTGAAGGTGCCATGCTTCCCCATTGCGAAAACCTACGACGATGTTCTCAATTCACTTCAATCCCTGAGTCAAGAAGATCACGATTTCAGGACTCTCGTTATCGACTCCATCGACGGCGTAGAGCATCTGATTGATCGCTCTGTCTGCGACCGACACGGCAAAGAATTCATGTCCGACTTCGCGTACTACAAAGGCAATATCGAGAGTTTTGGCAGAATAGAGAAGCTCCTGCACGATCTGGACGATCTCCGCTCCAGCCGGGAAATGCAGATCATTCTGATCTCTCACTCGATTCGCGTCACAGTCGAAGATCCAACTGTCGGCGCTTTTGATCGAATGGAGCCCAACCTTTACAAAAAAGCTGTTCCGCTCTGTGTTGCTTGGTCAGATGTCGTTGCTCACATGGATTTCGAGAAGATCATCACCACTAAGGGTGATAAGGACAGTTCGCGCACAGTTCGCACCACTCGCAAGAGTGCTGCCAAAAGCCGGGTCATTCACTTTCAGGACGATGGCAGCTTTATTGCCAAGAATCGCCGAGGTCTGCCAGACTCACTGAAAATTGGCATCGACGATGGTTGGTCTGTGGTCGAAAAAGCAATGAAAGAAGCACAAACTCAAGCCAAAGAAAAAGGAAAATCGAAATGAACATCATCGGAAATCTTGAACTAGAAGACGTTTCAACAGATGACGAAAATGCTGGAAATTCTTATGCTGCACTTCCACCCGGCAGATATAGAGTGATGATCTCGCGAGCATCTTACGTCGCAACTGCTGCTGGAACTGGATTTCGCATCCCGCTTCAACTCACTGTTATTGATGGTGAGTTCAATGGTCGTACTATTTTTGAGGGACTGAACGTGGTCAATCCAAATGAGACGGCACAACTCATTGGCAAACAGAGACTGGCTGAAATTCTCGATGCTCTCAGCATTGAGCGATCAGGCTTCAGCGACACAAACGAGATTGAGGGTGGCATCGTCATCGCCAAAGTCACGCGCAGTCGCATCAAGGATGCTGCTCAACGCGAAAAGTATGGTGATGATGACGGCAACGAGAATGGTGTTGCTCGCTTCTTCGGCGAAGACGGCAAGGACAAGAAGGCTGAGAAGAAGAAGAAGAATAAGCGCGAGACGAAACAGAACGACGAAGATCTCGATGAGGCTCCTTTCTGAGAAGTTCAGATAGGAATAGGATCTGGTGAAGACGCACACCACTGTGTCAGAAACCAGATCCAGGGTTGCGCCGCTCGTTTCCCTAGGCGACTCCATTGATGGGCGGCGCAACCTGTTTTTTAATTGAGGAGCAACATGAAGATTGATCGCGTCCTGATCAAGTCTATCGATCAGATCAATAACGATATCGATAAAGAACTGAATCAGATCGAAGAAATAAAACGGGTCGGTGCCACTGAAAATCCACCCGATGTGGATCGCATGTCAGCCGCTGGACGCTGCTATCGAGAACGCTGGGCAGTCTTTAACGGGTTGCCACTCGATGTTGGCAGAGGATTCAAAGCGCCACTGCTGAAGATCTTCAGGCTGGGACACGTCATCGAGGCTGAAATCGTTGCTCTGATCAATGCCACTCCAGGCTATCAGGTGGTCGCACAACAACTTGAAGTTGGACGCTTCCCGTTCATCGGGCACATCGATGGCATTCTGAACTGGTCGCGTAGCGGTAGAATGCAGAAAAAGAATTCGTTGCTTGAGATCAAGACTGCAAAATCAGCCCGCTTCGATCTCTGCAAGAAGGTTGGCTATGAAGCCTGGAATCCCGGCTACGCAGATCAGCTTCAGGCATATATGCATTTCATTGATGACATCGATGACGCAGTTATCTGCGTCTACAACAAAGACACCAGTGAGATGCACTGGGAGCAGATCGAGAAGGACTCTGATCGAGGTGAACAGATCCTGCAAGAATCAATGATTGTCACCGATGATTCCGAATTCCCACCACCAAGACCGGCAGAGGCAAAGAGTCATGCTTGTAAATTCTGCAAGTGGTGTGATCGTGCAGAATGGTGTTGGAGTCCAGCAACTGATGCGAGGTTTGACCCGTGATTAAATTAACACGAACATCTCCGTTTGATGGACTTCCAATCACGATGGAGATCAATACCACTGAGCTGAAGATCGACCAGTGGGACTTCTGGGATCGTGCGCCGGGAATGCCACTCGTTCAAGACTTCTTCTTTGAGTGCAACGCCGATGAACGCGAATTCATTCTCACCGGAGTTACGCCAGATCAGTGGATCAAACTCTTTGGGGAAGAGGTAGATCAATGAAAGTAAGGATGCCGATTAGCTTCCCCTTGCTTTATCTCCAAAGTAAAAATGCAGTCACTGTAGTTGCCGCCGATCCTACACCCCACATTAGACCTTCGGTTATCTTACGCTTTGTAAGCCATACACTGGGATGCCAATTGCGCCCCTTCTGAGCCTGTTCTCGCAATAGTCCTTCGACTGAAACGAGAATAGGAACAGTAAAAACTAATGTCCAAGGATGCCAAAATCCAGAAACGACAATACCAGATAGTGCTGCTCCTCCTAGGAAATGTAATAAATTGTCAAATGAAAATACATCAAATTTGTTAGTGCTCATTATTGTTTTTCCACATCATAAATGATTTTACTAATTATAGAGGATTCAGTCGAATGAGCGTAGAAGAATCGAGATGCGACTCGTGCGGTCATGTGAGAAGAACCTACACACGCAGATTTCCGAAAGCCGACTTGGAGGCTTTGTTCGATCTCTTGCAACGCACGCGCAGAGGAGAGAAGTGGGTTCATGTCAAGGATCTTAGAGGCATCAGTGGTGGTGGAGACTTCGCGAAGTACCGATATTGGGGTCTGATCACCCAGCGCGTGAACGCTGATCCCAGAAAGAGGGATTCTGGCTTCTGGTCGATGACGCATCACGGCATGGGATTCCTACTTGGCGAACATTCGATCTACTCGCATGTGGTAGTTCGCGAAGGCGAGTTCATAAGGTTTAGCGGGACTCGCATATTCGCACGCATGGCTTACCGCAGCGCCGGATTCAACTACCATGAACTGATGTCGAAGATCAAATTCAGCGATGCGGAAATACTCTGATCTACTCGCCAACCATTGGAGCAGAAGTGTTGCATCCCCAATTTAGCATCGCCCAATCACCTACTAGCGGAACTGCGGAAAGCGTTCTACCTGCGAGATTGTCAGTGATGCAGTCGCGAGCCTGGAAATCCAAGCTGACCCTTCCGTCTGCTGGACTAATTGTTACACCCAGCCCTACACAACCAACTAGCAAAATAGACATCACTGCCGTCAACAATACGAGCATCCACTGTTTCTGATCCATCATCGTATTCCTTTCTTGTCGAGTCGAGCTTCGAGCGAGTCTACCTGTTTAGACATCTCTCGGTTGCGACCCATGCTTTGGAAAAACCTGAACGTGATCCCCGCTGCTGTCGCAATAGCAATCAGCGTTGAGTCTTTGTTGATCCCTGGATCGAGCGCGAGATTCCGCGCAAGCTCGTCGATCTGGAATCCTGCCAAGGTCGAAATCGCGAGCAGCGCATAAGCGAAAAGCGACATCCATCGTTTCCGTCCCTGAAGCGACTCGTTCAAGATCGTTGCGCCTGCGAGTATCAGTTTTATCATGCTTGATTTCATCACCTAGTCCCCCTGTTTGATTCGACTGAGTAGTGATTGCCGTCCGGTTTTGCAAAGCGACCTCCCCAACAGAACGTCACTCGCTCATCATCAAAGTCACCGCTCAACCCCTCCCAGAACTCTCCCAGAGTCCTGTGATCCTCGGAGCGCGTCAAGAACTTACCTCCCCGGAAGAGATTTAGATCGGCAGCTAATCGTATCGTATGATTCGATCCCTCAAAGCCAAGGCGCTTCGCCTCTTTCTTCGATCTCTCGACCTGTCCCAGCCGAACCTCGAAACCTCGGAACGATGCAAACTGCAACAGCAGAGCGAGTCCCTGGGAAAATAACTCTTGTTTCCTGCCGAGCTTCATTCAACTGTCCCGCTCTGAAAGGGCTCGCATAATATGCACGTTTTCCCGAATACTGTGGAGGTCTTTTCTGATAACACCGATAATCTCATCGTGCTTGGAAACAGTTGCGGAAATAACATCGACCTTATTCCGTAGTTTTTCCCCACGAACGGAAGCTGTAACTAGCGCAGCAACGCCAGCCACTGCGGCGGTTAGCCAACCAAGGATCGAATTGCTTACTCCACTGTCCATTGTTTCCTGCCAAGCTTCACAAGCCGGGAGTCTCTCGGATCTCCAACGCAGTGCGAACCTGCGCTCTGAACGTAGCCGCAGCGATAGCTTCCGCGTGAATCGTCTTCTGAATCTGGTCAACGCTATGCGCGAGCTTCGCGTCTCGTTCCTTCGCTTCTGCCTCGACCTCTTTGATCTCTTGACGAACGGACTCAATGTCATCACTTGATGCTCTGGTTGCAGCAAATGACCATGCTCCAACGATTCCAATCGTTAGTAGAGCCACCAATAATTTCTTGAAGTCTCCGTTATTCATCATATCCATCACGTTACCGCATCGCTTCGTACTGTGAAGCTCCCACGCAAGATTGTCTCAGTCTTGCCGCTCTTGACCATCTGCATCTCGTGCAGGTAGATCTGGTCCGTTACCGCTGCCTGGAACACAGAAGTTGGGAAATCACTTGCTGCGAGAACGATGGTGGGTTGATTCGTTGCTTCGTCTACCGTAATCCCGCTAGATGGGCTTGATTTCGATACAAGCGATGGCGTATCGACGCCTCGCCTGAGAACCCACTTCCATGTCTCTGTGCCATCGAGCGTTCTCGATTCATCGAGTGTCACTGTCACTGGCATCTGGAGGTCATCGCCTCGAATATGCGTTACGTCCTGTTCGTTTGTCATTATGTTCAACTCCTTGATGTCGAGATGCGGCTATCCAGCGATGAGCGCGGCTACCGATGTCGCAGTTCCGTCCAGAGCGACTGTGGAAGTTCCCGATCCTACCAGCGCAGCCACCGATGTCGCAGACCCGTACAGGGCAACTGCGGAGGTTCCAGATCCAACTAACGCGAAGACTGATGAAGCTGAACCATCGAGCGAGACGGATCTGTAGGGAAGCGTGTAGTATATCTCCAAGACCCATCCCTTCTTGTCTCCTACGGTGTATCCAGCAAGCGTATCATCAATGGAATAGAATCTACGAATCTGTCCTTCCTCTGCATCCCAGTTCTGCATCCGAAGTCCAATCCATTGATCTGTTGAAGACCGGGCATCGAGAGCGAGTTGCATATTCGACTTAAAGTTAGGGAGCATTCTTGTGAAAAAAGAAGATGAGTATCCTACCCCCGCAAAAACGGAAGGATTATCCTCAACTGCATTATGAGCAGTCACGGTATCAATCGTTCCGATGTGGTCTGCGTTCTTGATCGCCATAGGACTCTCCCACTGTGGCGAAGCCCATGTACTTCCGAACCCTTGTATCTTCTTGCCGGGTGCCGCATAGAAAGTTTGGTTATCGACTGAACCATCGTAGTCAACGTCCCAAGCCAAGTACAAGAAACCACTGCCAGGACTCGCTCCGGGGATCAACTCAAATTCCGTCACATAGACTTCGCCGGAAGTAGGCGACCAGTTCTCATCTACTGGTGAAAGTGTGTGCGAGGTCATAGACACACTCCAGGCAGAAACATCGGTCAGCTCACCTTCGGAAACGATTGCTCCTTTGTAGTAACTCCCCGAAGACCCCTTTGCGGTATAGACCCTTGCGCGAACTCTCGCGTCTGATGTCAAGCCTTCCGATTTGGCAACGATCCAGTGCAGAGTAAGCGGAGTATCACTTGCGTTCGATGTCCACGCTTGAGAAACGGAACTCACACCATCACGTTGATCTTCATGCAGTGCGATACGGATAAACGAACCGCCAATCTTCGATCCGAGATTCCAGAGCGAAACAGACGTTGCAGGAAAATCCGCAGAGTCTGGAAGGTAAACGATCAGAACATCGTTGAACTGAATGTCAACAGCATCGAGTCGAGTGGTCAGATCCAACACAGATACGTCGATGGTCATGCTTTCGGAAAGAGTCTCGGAAGAAAGTAGCATGAAACGCGTTCTGTCGATCTTCGCGCCGAGCGGGATTGATCCCGTGTCGAAGTGTGAGACTATGCCGTAGCGAAGATCGTTCTTCTCGTCACCAAGTCCAACATCCAGAATCGTTGAGTCATACTCAATTAACCTATCTTCTATGTCACCTGTGAATCGAGTATCGCCAGACGTGTTGATTAGGTTCGTCTCGCTTTGTGCGACTTCGGATAAGAACTTAAACATCAAATTCACCAACAGATCGCTCCGGGTCAGGGTCAACTGACTTCCAACTAGGGAGCGTCTTCACTGCTGTTCCGTTCGCGTCGAACTCAACCTCGATCTTGCAGTATCGGTCGAACTGATCCTTGACTCCGCTCCATTCATGCTGCGCCGGATCTTCGTCTGCAACCGAAGGGAAGCGGAAGTGATCGACTGAAACAGACGAACCGTCATTCAGTTGCATCGGAAACAGCAGCATCGACTCGATGCAGGCAAACGTCTGCCGCCAGAACTGCTCTCGCTTTATAGTGGACTGCGAAACATCATCAGCGTTGATGATCGTTGTCCCGTCTGGTCCGAACGAATCTTGCGGGATGTTAGATGCCACGGTTGGGAACGTCGGAGAGCAGAGCGCACTGATCGAAGTCGGAGTAATATCGCGTATCCGGTATAGCGACCAGACACCCCAGAACGAATCGCTTGGATCGTAGATTGAGAATATCCGATAGGGTTCTTCACGGGCGCAATGCAGATCCGCTTCTCCGCGCCAAGTGAAAGCCGCCGCAGACCTCAACCACTTCCACTTGTTTTTGACGAAGCAGATACTCTCATCGCCTGACTCGACGTGTCGGAACTCATGCCCGCTAATTGTGAACGTCTGGATATGGCCCATGACGATCTACCCCTGGACTACTGCGACGGTTATGCTTGTCTCGTCCGAGTAAGTGGCCGTCGCCTTTCGCGCCGAGTTGTTGAAGCGCATGATGTCAAACGGGCCGAGTGCCGTCGTTACATTGTCGGCTACCGATGCCGTGAAGTTCTGCGCCGCGTGACTGAAGCTGCACGTCCGAACCTCTGCAATCGTAATCGTGACCGAAGAACCGCTTGCATTCGCAACCCAGAGATAGACTTGTCCGGTAGAGTTGTCCCAGGTGTTCCCGCTTGCATCGGCAGCAGTAAACGAAGGCGATGCCATGTCTGTTTGTACTGTGAGTTCTGTTGCCATCAGGTGAATTCTCCGTAAGCGTTAGTCCCGTCCTCTATAAGCTCAAAGAGGAAAACACTCTTTTCTAAAATTTCTAGGTGGTTAGTTTCTTCGGGTTTATTTGTGCTAGCAGCGGCATGGGATGCTAAATCCGCATTCGGATGCCAGTTGAAAAATGGCTGACCGCTAGTGCTGGTAGTCTCTCCCATCTTTATTAATAACCAATCGAATGCGTCTGGCATTTTAAAAGAACCGAACAGAGCAGTTTGTCGCCCGTTCTGTTGTCCATCATCGGCAACGACAATCCTTCCCATAAAGTGTGCGATACCGCTGGTACCACCATCCTTAAAATAAACATCAAACCGAATTGCTCTATTGGATGCGTACTTGAAAAAGAAGGAGTAATCAATTTTTACATACTTACCTTGAAGGATTGACATAGAACTTGGGCAAGCCATAGCAACTACATCGTGCATGTTGTTGGGATTAGTAATAGGTACATTAACAATTGGTACATCAGGATCAATATGGAATAACTTTTTGCCTGAATACCAATGCGAAGGTCCGTTGATAGTTGCAAGGTCTACTCCTTCGAGCGTATACGCATTAGCCGCATTCAGTCCGTTGCCTGCACCGGGAGTTAGACTCTCCCATGTATCTACTCCAACTTCAGAATTAAATTCGAGCCTCTTTGATGCAGCGTTGATTCTAATCGCAGCCTTCGCATTGTGAACTGAGTCGTATGTGCTTAGATAAACGTCACCGTCTCCAGTGTCGAGATGGAGAAAAGCGCGTTCATCGTCCTGATCTTGCAGCGAGAAGCCTACTGTCGTAGCACCGATGTCAGAGGTGTTTACAATGATCTTAGTCGGACCACTCGTTTTCGATATCAGGTTGCCGATAATGTTCTGAACATTAGAATCATTTTTCCGAACGAAGACTGATGAATCGTGATTATCTAGTGTGTCTGCATTCCCACCTGTGATAGATCCGGTCTGGATGTTGCCGTTTAAGTCGAGGGCAAGAAGACCGCCTATCGGGATGTTCGCACCCGGTCCCACTTTCAACACAGTCGAGTTTGCGCTTGCTCCAGAACCTGTCGCAATCGCCTCAACCGATGCGGTGCCTAGTCCAAGATTATCTCGTTCAGCACTACTATCCTCTGCGTTCGTTCGCCCGTAGCTTCGCCACACCTCGACCCAGTGATCTCCAATGTAAATTAAGGCAAGCATTCTCTCGGCGCAGAGAATGAAAGTGCTTGCCGCGCCATCTCTGAGCGTTATTGTGCCTTCGCCAGAGCCGTTATTGACAGTGATCGTCTGCCCGCTCGACTCTGTACTTGTCCCGTCGTTGTTCTTGAGAATAACGATGCGGCCTTGCGTGATGTTCGCTCTATCAATGGAGTCAAGATCATCGCCCGCAGCAGACAGATGATTCTGTGATCGAACTAGGATCATGCTCGCAAGCGGGTCCGTTATTGAATTACCATCTATGGTGATGAGCGTTGGAGCTTTACTTCCGAGTTCAGCGATGACATCGTGAAGAAGCTCCATTGCGACTTTCATCTCACCTTCGGTTCGATCATCATCGCTTAGATATCCTGAGCCGGGTAGAATTGCCATGTGTTAGTATCCTTCAAGTACGACGACGGCTGCGCCATGTGTGTTAGTAAGACCACTATTCCAAAGTTGGAGCGTCGGACCAGATAACTCCCAAGCCCCTGTTTCCGTTCCTCCGGGTTCGTGCTTCGCAAGCAAGTCGTGCATCGTCCCGAATAGGCCACCCTGATTGGTAACTCCATCTTGAACCGGAGTGATAGTCACGTTTGTGATCTTGCGCCACACCTTGCCCGTAGTTGCCGATGTTATATCAACAACTACTCCGGCTGTTTGTGCAGAGCTTATCGTTACCGTCTCTCGATGCGTCTTCGGGAGTCCTTCAATGATAATCTTCGCCGCCTTTATCTTTCCAATTGTTGCACCTGCCGAGATCGTAATTCTGAAATAGATCTTCTCCAATACTCCGCCTACACCAGCATCAAGCCAAGGGAACTCGACTTCGTGCATCGTTCGCTCCCCAGGCCACGGTGTCCAGTCTTGGTAATAGACAGAACCGGAGGAAGTCTTCAAGGCACGATATTCGACCTTGTAGTCTGACCCTTCGATCTCTAAGTCTACGAATCGCTGCTTGCCTGGGATGTAAACATCAGCGGGCCATTCAGGTGGGTTCTCTGCATCATCCGGGTCGTAGGCCAATGTGTGAGCTTGTTCGTAGACCATATTATTGTAGTTGGTAAGACCCCAGAAATCTATATCATCGTCTCCAGCCCAGTAGGTAGAAGCATCGCTTCCAGGCCAGAAGAGCGGCGATTCGTTTATATCTGCGATTAGATATCCTGTTACAACATCAACCGCACAGTTCGTTTTCGTACCGCTCCAGAATCCCGTCCACGTTGCAGAAGATACAACGTCGAGATCTTCTGGGCTGGCGATCAATTTAACAGTAGAGAGAGTCGTTGATTCGTTGCCGCCGATATCAACAGCGCGAACCATCAGCGTTGTATTCCCTGGTTGAATCCGTCCACCGATCTGGACCCAGTTGTCGGTGATGAGATTCTCCGAGAGAACGATCCCCGTTGACCAAGTTGCGTCGGTTCCTGCCTGATGCTTGACGATGAACCCGGCAAAGTCTTGCGGCTTCTCACCGTAGCTCCAGCGGATTGCATCGCCCCATACTGATAGAAAAGCAGGCGGGTCAGGTGGAGTCGATTGACCGATGACGGTGTGATTGTTCTTGTATATCCATTCGCTAGCTGTTGCACTCTGGTCCGATATAGCGCGAACGCGAATATCGTACATCTCACCTTCTTCAACCGGATAGATCACGATGCGCGTGTTGCCAAGTGCTTCGACGCGATGGACGTTGTACCAACCAGTCACAGCAACATCATCGCTCTTGCCTCGGAACTGTGCATGGTAATGCGTCGTTGGGGAATAAGTGCCTATTGCGTTCTGCGGTGTGATGACATTGATAACGATCCGAGCCTCTGGGGCACCCGCAGAGGTGAATGCAATCACCGTCTCGTCACTAATCGGATCACCTACAAACTCTGGATTGATTGGACGCAATAGCACCGGATTCGCCTGGAGTGAGATCTTGGAATTGTACATGGGGATCGGCCCAGGGTCGTAGACCGCTTCGTTGTATTCGACCAATTCAATCACCGCAGTCAAATCGTTACGCGGAGAGATGCGCTGGATAATACATTCCAAACTCTCGATGTTCCGCTCTCCGAATAGAACGAGATCACCGATGCGAGGTTCTACGTTAGCAGAGCCTGTAAATCCAATATTAGGACCGATCCAACGAAAGTCTCCGTCAGAAGGCGGAATCGTAGGCATAGTAAAGGTGGAACCACCATCACTACTGTATACGCTTTGCGTACACGTAATACCTGTATTTGGCGGAAACGCATTATGTCCATCAAGAAACGCATTCCCGTCAAGACTAATATACAAAGCTCCAACGGTATAATCGACATCTGCTGAAAGTTCGATCTCATCTATCGAACCATATCGGAACCCATCAATCAGAAGACCACTCGTAAACCCTGAACCAATGGTTGTCGAACGTAATAGCTCTCCTGAATCGGACCAGAGTCCAATCTGAGTTTCTTCCTCAAGACCCAGACCCGGATCTCCACCAGTGAAATTAGGTCCGTCCCAAACGCCAAGAACATTGATGACCAACACCGAGCTAGATTGAAATTCATAACCAAGCATACCAGCAAAATTGCTGCCGACTCCGTTATTCCTAATATTAGTAGTACCGATGGGTGGAACTAGGATTGGCAGATCATCGCTGAAAGAAAACGGATCATCAATACTTATTCTTGAACTCGGAGAGTTCGAACTACCTTGGTTCTCAATGTTCACCATTATATTGGCGGGTTCTTCGCTATTAGGAGTCATCCCCCGAATGCGAATTGCATAGTTCTTGTCATCTTCATAAACGAACTCTTCGTCGAGTGTTCCTCCAAGAAACTGTTTCTGAGCGTTCGTAGTAACGTCAGTGAATCGGGCACCGCCAAAGCCTACACCGATGACATCGTGAGAGATACGAACCAGATCGCCTCGATTGCAGACAAGATGCTCAACATCAACTTCTATCGTGAACACCTCCGGTCGCAACTTGGTCGAGGCTAGGTGGTATCGTGCATCGCGAAAGGCTTGCTCGGAATCGGCAACACCCCAGAGTGATAGCTCTGCAAACTCTTCTGCTCGCTTCGTGTCGTTGTCTACGATGATGGACTCGATGTCGTAGCTGCCGCCACTTCCGGCTTGAGTAAAATCGAATCGCAATCGGTCGATGGTCCCAGTCCAGTCGGAATTATCCGATAGATCCCAGACTACTGTAATCCAACCCTTTGTCCAATCGGGTTCAGTTGACTGGAGCTGACTCATTCCCCCAAGAATGTCGAACGCTGCTGTACCGGATTGGAAGACAAGCCGACCACGCCAAATCTCATCGCCTGCTATTACTCTTCGCATCCTTACTCTTACGAACTTATTCTCATCTGCGTCAATGGAGAGTAGGTTGTTCGTAGTGTTATAGAACTCAGGATTGTTCCCTAAAACGGAGAACCTGACCGAATAGCCTTGATTCCCAACGAGGAATGCATCTATGGGGCTACGGGACCATGCAGCAGATGCGCCAGGACCGCCCTCCAATAGAGTGGTCGGTGTCGTAGAACCTCGGAAGGCAAGATCGACAACGTGATCTCCGTCTTCAGAATAGCCATCGTCGTAGACGATCCTCTCATCCTTCTGGTATGATAACGGGCCATTGTTCACGGGCTGCGGATTAATGAAGTGTGTGCGAATGGCGTGCGGTCGCCTGTGAAACGACTTAGCACCAGAGAAGTTTCGAGAGTTTCGTGGACTGAAATGCTGAATGATCTGATCTCTTGGGATGTCCTGCACAACACCGTATTTACCATCGACGAGATTCAGAGCACTGCGACTGGCTCCAGCGATATCAGCTAGAACCTTTCTCGTCGTTGTCTTGTAATCAATCACCGCATCGAGGTTGCGAGGCACGTCGATGGTTCCGCTAATCGGCTCGCCTCCTGTTCCCTCTAGATTGCCAGCCCAGTCACCTAGCCCTGGGCCGTCGATCCTTGAATCGTCAATAGGTCGAGAGTTCGCAGGGCCGCGAAGTACCTGCGCGAACAACCATGCAGCATTACGAGTTGGAAACATCGAGGCGTTGTATGCCGAAGAGGAAGCCTTCGCCGGTCCCCATGATTGCGTCAGTGAGTCGAACTTCGGAGCAATGGAAGTGCAGATCGCCGAGAGATTTCCGATAACACCACTGAGCCCCGTATCGCTTGCGTTGATCTTCAACTCGATCTTCGCAAGGTTCTTGATCTTCGACTCAATGTGAGGCTTGATCGTCCTGATGCCCGTGATCGTTGCGTCGGAGATGATCTGCTTAGAATCACTGACAGACGTAAGAGTCAAGACTCTCGTCACTTTAACATGGTGAACGACGCCGACTGTACTACCTACCGGAACCGTCCAACGGAATCCTCTAGTAACAGATCCGCGTTCCTTTAACTTGATATCGAACAACCCATCCGAGACTTTCGTGATGCCCGTTAAGGTTTCAGTGTCGTAGTCTACGCCACCAGAAGGATCGCCGATTGGCAAAAACGCACCACCCGTCTCTTTCTCTTTGATACTTAACCGAACTGTGACAGGCTGGGGCTTCCCATTCTTATCAATTGCAATAAGGCCACCCGGAAATACGATGTCAAACGATATCTCTTCCGGCCCTGGTTTTGTTGTCAGGTTAGCCACCTCTGGGGTTTCTCTCGGCAACTCTGGTTTAATTGTTCCATCAAAGTCCACCTCATCTCGGAAGATCGTCAGTGGCGCATCATCGTCCCATCCCTGGAGTACGTTGTAATCAGATGACGAGATTAACTCCATGATGGGTATTTCGCCGATGCGTATATCGGTAATGTCGAGTGGACCGTATCCGAAACAGAGAAGCATCCGAATAATCGAGTCATGTCCGACCGTCTCGATAAACGGCTTGCCGAGTAGATCGGGATAGACCCGGTACTTACCAAGAACGGTACGAATCGGACCATAGAGTCGAGCTGTGTTCGATTGTCCTGACAACGCTGGTGAGTTCTGACTCTCTGGAATGTCACCACTAAATGGAACAGCAGGAGGTGGTGCAAGAATGGACTGTATACCGGAGTAGATTGCAGCCCCCGCAGCAATAACAACAAGGGGAGTCAGCGTCCCCCATGAGGCGGCAATGATGACAATGCCAAGGACGATAGACAGAATGCCCTTGCCTACATTACCACCGCGAGGGATGACGCGAAGAACTACTAACGTCCCAGCCTTCGGCCTGACTTTGGCGAACATCCGTTCTGGAACCAACTCACCGTTGATAACAGCATTGACCGTGTAGACACCATCAAGCCGAAGCCCTTGCGACATGATGATCGTCTCAATCGTCTCGCCTTCTATAGCGTATGAATTGACGCGATTACTCTCGAATGGATTGCGTGCCGTCTGGACATCTATTGTAGCCGGTAGCATCGCAAGATCCTCCGCTGCCACACTGGTGTCAATGTAGACACAATACAGATGTCCTGCCCTTCCATTGCGTGAAGCATCATTCGACCGTTAGCAAGCATCACACCACAATGACACTCGACGCCAACGATCCGACACCACGCTACATCGTATTCTTCCGGCACCGCAACAGTCTTCCACATATCTCTCTCTTGCTCGAAAGCCGCAGTGAAAGCTTTGCTATCCAGACTGTGTTCGTAGCCCGCATAAGATGGTAACTCGAATCCAAGCTCGCGTTTGTAAACTTGGCGAACGAGTCCCCAACAGTCGAGTGCGTCCATCTCCCTACCGTTGATCTCATATGGAATGCCCACGTAGTCGTTTGTCCAAGACATCAGAATAGCCCTGGTGTGAGATGCGGTGTGAACTCGTGCTTCGGATAGCGTCTGTTTGTCACATCCTCAAAGGCGAGTTCACCCGTAACCGTTGAACCATTGTATTCTGCGCTTTCAAGCACAAAATAAAACGGTCCAGCTTCAACGACATCAGGTGTGTCTCGTAGAACGATCCACATCCGCACTTCAGGCGGCTCAGATGCGTTTCTAATGGCAGTGACAATCGCCCTGTCTACGTTGTCGATAGACAGGCGAACATTGGAGATATTCTCTCCAGCCTCTTCAGGTAGCTCGATTCCGAAAAAGCCCCCTGCAAATGTAACTGGAGTCGAATATGTATCGACACCATCAACCGTGATCTTGGAATCCAAGTTTTTCGAGTCAAGCGCAGTTCGTATCGGCTCAGACGGATCATCTTCATTGCTAATTTGAAGCAAGAGAACAAACAACTCTTCGGTACTTTGCGAGTACATTGCTTGACGTGCAGCAGATGAAACGCTCCGACTCATTCGATCAACTCCAATTGAACGGTCGCATTAAAGCGACCAAATGAATTCTGCGTGATCGTGGGCGGCGACGTGAATCTCCATCCGGTCAAGAGAGTTGCAGTTACCGCAGAGTTGTCTCGCGGATGAGGCAACCCACCAAAGGTCAACGAACCACTCGCAGTACCAGCGGGATCACCATCAGACGAATTCGTGTAAAACTGCATCAGTCGCGTTGCTTGAGTGGTTGACATCGCGAACTGAAGTGAGAACTTACTTGGTGCAGAACTGAACCGCTTGCGAGTCTTTGCTGGACCGGAATCTGTCTCTGTCCGAATCGTGGCGTTTCCAGGCACTTCGGTCCACCCGTACATCGGATCAGTCGGTAGGTCAGGCCAAACGGGCATTTAGATTCCATGCCTCCCAATTCGATTGACTCCATACGAGTTTCTGATTGCTTGATCCACGTCACCACCTCTTGAGATATTCTTAGAAATTGCTTTGCCAATCATCACTTCAATGGATCTCCCACTCGGCCCATTTTGTTCTGTTGTCGATGACTCCTGACCTGTGTTGTTGATGACAGTCACCGAGACGGGGCTGCCACCACCACCACCCATCTTGCTGAGTGTTTGGTTATTGGCAATAAATCCTGAAGTGTGAGGAAGAAATAACTCTGGACCCAATTCACCGACGAGCGTTGGTCCCCTGCTACTACCAATCGGACCACCATGTGCCAAACCAATACCATTGAACGTACCGTCAGCTTGCAATGGGCCAATCGGAGTCGGCGAAAAGGCTAAACTCAGTGCAGTAAACGCAGTGCCAGCAAGACTTCCAATCGCTCGCTGCACAAACTCTCGCAAGAATGAATCCGCGAGTGTCTTGAACGAAGCCTCACCTGTAAGAATCATTTCTGTCATCGCATCAGCAAAACCATCTCGGATGAATCCGAACGATTCCTCAAATGCTTTCTCGCGCTCTTCTAAGTAACGCTTCTCAAGATCAATATTGTCCCTGCGGAGATCTTTGATTTCTTCTTCCGCTACCCTTTCAAGTTCTTCCTTGTCTTCTAGGAACTGAGCATGAAGGTAAAGCTTTTTATCAATATTTCTTTTGAGTTCCTCGATCTCCTTCGCGAGATTGATCTTGATCATCTCTTCTTCGGTCTTCGTTGCTTCAAGGAACTTTTGATGAACTCCATCGCGCATCTTCTTAATCTTTTCTGCCCTGCGAGCTTCTAGATCAACATCTTTCTGAAGTTGCTTGATCATCTTTTCATGCGATTCTGCGTTCACTGCATCGATTTTGATTGCAGCAGCATCCCTTATCGCCTCTATCGCCTCAGCTTTGCCTCCGTAGATCTTTAGTTCGTCTTTGGTTGCTTTTTCGAGTTTGGCAATCTTTTTATTTGCTTCATGCTGTATATTCTTTATATCCGTTGCTCGCATAGCACGAAGATCTTCAAATGCCTTCTCAGCAATCTTTCGACGCATATCTGCCGCTTTCTCTTCCGCGTTGGCATCGAAAACTGGTGGTCCCGAAGACAGGATATTCGCTTCTTTTTTTCGCGCATTTTCCAGATTTATCTTTTGCTTCTCCAGCCTGATGATTTCTGCATTTAGGTATTTCCTTCTGTTATCCAAACCCAAATGCTTAGTGGCCCCACGCGGGTCGCCGCTTCTCGCGAATTCATCTTCGAGTTCTTTGAGTATTAAATTAGTTATTAAAAGTTCATCTCTCGCTTCTATGAGCCGCATTTTAGTGTTGCTCAATCCGAGATTCGCAGTAGCCGCAAGCGACCGATACATCTTGTTCGCCCAGAAGGCTACTACCGCAAGTTGTTCACCAACTGCGATCAACGCACCACCACCTAGATCAGCAAGCGCAGGAGTCAGTTGGGCACTTGTTATTTTGGCTAACGCAGAAAGCGTGTCCTTCGTCTCTTCCGCCTTGGCAATTACCTCATCATCGAGAATGAGTCCCATTTTCTGCGCTTCGTCGCGAAGCACTCCCATCTTGCCTGCCATATTGACTAAAGCAACTCCTTCAGAATCGAACAACTTGAATCCCAGTCGCACTCTTTCAAGTGGATTCTCGATTTCGGACAATGCCTTCATTGTGTCCATGAACAAAGCTTCTGTTGAGCGGAGAGCGCCCTGCCCGTCTGTGAGTTCGATCTTCAAACGCTTGAGGGCTCCGCGTGCTTCTCCAGTTCCTGTGGCTGCTTCTGCTGCTCTGCGTCCGAACCGCTGCAATCCCATATTTAGAGTCTCAAGTTTGACTCCACTCTGTGCTGCTGCGTACTGAAATTCTTGCAACGCGGAATTCGAGATGCCTAACTTGTCAGAGGTCTTGCCAATTGCATCTGCCGCATCAATAGCACCATCTACCAATCTCTTCATGCCGCCTAGCGCAGCAATCTGAGCAAGAGCAAAAACCATCAAACCAAGCTTGACGCGAATCGCTCCAACGCCCTTAAACGCACCTTGCATGTTACGCGCAATGCGTTTGCCAGCAGTGTTCGCTCGACCCTCTGCCTTCTTCAAGTCAGATTCGAGTTGCGTAATATCAGCTTGAAGCTTTAATTCAAGTTTGCCAATCGGTTCAGCCATCTACAGAAGATCCTTCTTCGTTCTTTGCAGCATCCCGTCTATTCCTTAAGGAAATTGCTAAAGCGACATCATTCTCATGTTCTTCTAGTCTCAACGCGGCTTCCTCACCCGTTAGATTTCTTGCAGGCTTAGGGGGACTTATCCAACTCCTAAAATCAGGCAGACGCTTCGTTCGAGCCAATGATTCAGCCCAGTAAACGGATGCCCTTAACGTCTCAAACTCAGACTTCTGCTTCTTCCCGTACTCACTCGACAGAGCATTCAACTCGGCTGGAGTCAAACGCCAAAACGAATCGATATCAAAACCAAGATGAATTACTGCAAAATCTCTTGCGTCGATAAAGTCCCATTCTCTTCTTTCACCTTCGGAGGGTCCACATCGTCATCGCTTCCCCCGAAGTCAGGCTGAAGTGATCCCCACAACGCGAGATTCATCGCCTCAATTGCAGAGTTGTATGTTGGAAGCATCGGAAAGAACAAATTACGAACTTCCTCAATCTTCGACTCCGGTTCTTCCCACAATCGTCCAGCCCAGACAAGAGCAATTAATGTATCAATGTCTAGTGAGGAGATCGCAGAAGGAATCGAACTCATCCCTTCCAGGCCAAGTTGATCGATCAGTCGAGAAAGCGCACCCTGATCGAAGCGAAGAAACTTCTCCTCACCATCGATCAGGATGCTTACTCGCCCACGCAGTTGGTCAGATGTCATTCCCATTAGACTGAGTAAGTTCCCCAGCCACCAGTGATCTGAAGCGTGACTTCAGTTTCCGCCGGTCCATGCTCAGGAGCATTGACTGACAACGAACTGATGAATGCGTTTTCCGCAGTACGCAACCCAGTCCCAGTAAGTCCGTCTGTCGAAGACTCAACCCAGTCAACTTCAACCGATGAACCGGCTTCGTATGCAGTTCGCAATGCTGCTTGCGGAGCATCTCCTGCCGCAAGATAGAAAGAAGACAGAGTTACTGTGTCAGTCCTCTTTCCAGATATGAACTTTGCATCTGCGCTCGTCTTGTCTGAAATGTCGAGCATTTCTGCCGAACTGTCGAAGGTCACTCCGCGTTGAGAACCCACTGCGGTGTTACCGATGTATATAATTATCGAATTACCATTTACTACTGCCATCTTACTTACCTCCTGCGTTCGTTTTCCTAACGGTCAAGAACCACTCTTGCCGTAAGAACCCTACCATAGTAATCATCCGAATCATTCAGAACGGGTCCACTCAAACTCAATCCACTCATCGTCCAATCTGGAACAACA